TTGGCCAACTACTCAGACATTGTCGGCAGTGAAACAGACTACTCTGCGCAGAAGCGCCTTCAGCGTGAAAACCGCCGCAGACAACTTCCCCCAAAGTGTGCAGACAGCAACGAGGACAACAATGTGGACAATGTCCATACAGAGAAAGAGATAGAGATAGATAAAGAGAAAGATATAGAGAACAGAGAAAGAGTAAGAGATAACGGTAGTCCGACCGTCGATGCTGGGCTGGCTGAGATCATCCGCTCTTTCGAGGACAATCTCGGAGGTTTCCCACCAGCAGCGCGGGAAGACCTGCTGGGCTGGCGGGAGATTTTCACGGACGACCTCATCTTGCTGGCCATCAAAAAGGCCGCTCTGGCCGGGGTTCGCAAATGGTCCTACGTCAACGGCATCCTGAAAGTATGGAAAAACGAGGGTGTGAGAACCCTTGGTGACGTGCAGTCCCGTGACGAGCGGCGCAAGCCCCCGGCGGGTCAGCAGCCCAAACGCTCCGCTGCCGAGGACTACAATGAAATTTTCGGTGAACTTTTGGGAGGTTCAACATGACAGACAAAAAACTGATGGAGTTGCTGGTCATTGATGATCACTACGGCCGCATCCGCAGCAAAGAGGAACGCATGGCAGATACCAAAATCTATATCCAAGCGTTCGGTGCTATCCCGGATGAAATCGTGGAAAAGGCCCTGTACACTGCATTTACGCAGTGCCGCTACCAGAATCAGCTTATTGTTGACTGGTGCGCCGAGGTCAAGAAGCTGCTGGCCGCCGGGCTTCCCTCGGCGAACGACCTCTGGAACGACGCTGCTGTGGCCGCACGGAAAATCGAAGCAAACCTTTACTATATGCACATCGGTGGCCTGATTACGCTTGATGGCAAGCTGAACCGCGATGATTTGAAGCGCCGCAATGCTGAAATCTTTGCGGCTCTCCCGGTGGCAGTACAGCGGTGGGCTGGCTCCCCGGAAGATTTGAGCGACATTTTTTCCAGCCGGAGCACAGCAGATCTGCGCCA